AAATCAACATAAAAATCTATCAGAAAAATCAATTCAAAAACTATCAGAAGAATCAACACAAAATCTATCAGAAAAATCAGCACAAAAACTATCAGAAAAATCAATTCAAAAACTATCAGAAAAATCAACTCAAAAAGGGAGGGGTCGTAGGGGAACCGTAGGTTCCCTACCTACCACTTTGTTTTTTGTACTTTAATTCCAGGTTTGTTCTTTTTTCCTTGTGATGGATCATAGGTATTATCTTCTTCATCGGATTCCATCCCTTTGGATATTTCCCAAAATTCTTTTGAACCTAAACGAAAATCTGGACGATTTTCTGCTTTATACCAAAAGATTTGATCTGTTAATTTATTGGATTTCGCATTATTGTTTATCACTAAACATTCATAATTTTCGGTTGTTTGATCCATCACCGAACTAAATGATTCTAAGGTCGGAAACATACTTGCATAATTTTCCCAAATACGTTTCCTATTGGTCATATAAGGTTCTCTTAAAATAAAAACATAATCAATATTTGTTCTTAATGTTGGAGGAATACCAAGAGGATATTGCATAGTAATAATTAACATGACTTTCCAATGACGTCCATTCATAAATAATAGACGCATTAGCTTATCTCTTGACCAAGTATTGTCATATAAACAATCATCTAAAATTACAAAAGTACGTGGATCTATAGTACACCTTTTATATGTTTCCATTTCTTTTTGTATTTGTTTCAAAACTGTTTTTTGTCGTCGTAATATATTTTCTATTAAAACGGAATTATATTCTTCATGAATAAATAATTTGGGAACAATTTTCGCATAGAAACCGTTTCCTGCTTCTGTACCAGAAATAACAGTTCCAATGGGTATATCTTGATGAAAATAAAGTAAATCTCTTACTAAATATGTTTTTCCTGTATCTCTTCTCCCAATAAGAACAATGACAGGACCTTTATTTTCATTCGGTTTGAATGTTATCGCTCTCATATCAAATTTCTTTAATTGCAAAGTCATTTACTTTACAGCATATTTAATTTTATTTCTTTAGACGTGTTTTATTTATTATCAACAAATTTCGTTTGACTTTGAAAAATAGAATATGAAACAAAAACATATGGAAATCATAAAAAAAAGAAATCCTTTAGCTTTAGATATTTCTAATTTAGCTTCTCAATATCCAATGACATCAAACTATAATCCTTTTCATGTTTCGGATATTAGTTATGATAATCCACTTACTTGTTTTTTAGACAATCATTCTTTTTCTTCAAGATATGTCTTTCATGATTTACATTCTGTCAAAGATATATCTTCATCACAAGTATTGGCAAAGTCCATATATATCAAATATGCCCCATTGTTAGACCCTATTCATTTCTTAATTGGGAAATATGAATCAAAAACAAAATCATTAAAAAAACAAGAAAAAATACAAAATCATAATAATACAGCTTATATTGACGGTTTTTTTTATTTCTTATCCAGTAAATTATTACATAATCATTCTTGTGTTCATGGTGTAGATTATTATGGTAGTTGTAGTGTCGTACAAGATAAATTTAAGTATGATATTGCAGATGAATATGAATATTTACAAGAATCTGAATATTTTATGAAATCGTTGGATGTTTTATATGAAAACGATTTTATTGTTTCTGATTCAGAAGAACATGATAAAAAAGATACTTTGAAAAAGAAACCAAAAATCCTTATTGGTGAAGATGATATTTTAAGAAAAGAAGATGTGGAAGAAGTATTTGAAACAGAAGAATTAAAAACAGAAGGAAATGAAATGGAAGTGATTTTTGAAATGGGGGATATCCAATCTGATAAAGAAGAAGATGATGATGATGATGATAATAGCCGAATAAGTTTAAGTTCTGAAGAAGAAGACGACGATGATGATGAAGATAATGAAACAGAAAAAGAATCAGAAGAGACTTCAGAAGAAGATGATTCAGAAGAGAATGAGTCTTCCGAAGAAGAGGAAGCAACGTATATTCATCTTTTTAAATTTCCAGTCCATATGATTTTTCTAGAAAAATGTGATGGAACTTTTGATGAATTACTAGAAAAGAAATTATTAAAAGATAAAGAAATGAGTAGTGCATTAATGCAAATCGTATTTACGTTACTTATATATCAAAAAGTATTCCATTTTACTCATAATGATTTACATACGAATAATATTGTTTTTGTGAAAACGGATATACCCTATATTGAATATGTTTTTGATAAGACAAGATATCGGGTTCCGACATATGGAAAAATATATAAAATCATAGATTTTGGAAGAAGTATTTATCGTTTTCAAGATAAACTTTGTTGTAGTGATAGTTTTGCAGTAGGTGGTGATGCTCATTCTCAATACAATACAGAACCTTACCTAGATGAAAATAAACCACGATTAGAAACCAATTTTAGTTTTGATTTATGTAGATTAGGATGTTCTATGTATGATTTCTTATTTGATATTGATGAACCTTTACCTCTAAAAATGAGTGATATTCAAAAAACAGTTTTACGATGGTGTCAAGATGATGTTGGTAAAAATATTCTCTATAAGAAAAATGGAGAAGAACGATATCCGAATTTCAAATTATATAAAATGATTGCCCGAATCGTACATCAACATACACCAGAAAAGCAATTGACTTTTCCATTGTTTTCACAATATAAAGTAGATTCGTTGAAAAAAGATGGATATCTTGTTTTCATTGATGAAATACCGAAATATTTTACATGATCTTGATAAAATTCGTTATTTTCTAATGACATGAAAAATATAATATTATTTGTAATATTATATATGAATTCTTTGCGACGTTCTCTCAGTAGAAAATAAATTGATGACAAGAATGAATAACTTGAAAGAAAGTGATTTATTGAAAAGAATAGAAGGATTGAATAGAAAAGGTGGTAAAAAACGAACAACAAGAAAAAAATAATTACTTTTTGTCAGCCACTTCTCTCTCTTCAAAATCAATGGTATCTTTGACACCCACTAGTTTACCATTCTCATCCATGGTTTGGGTTAATTTATTTCCACTTCGTTTGGCTAATTCAATATTTTCTTGAATGGCCTTTTTCTTACTTTCATATAAACGTCGTTCAAATTCTTCTTTTGCTTTCATTTCATTTTTTAATTTTTCATGATGTAATTGATTTAATTCTTCTTCTAGAAACTCAATACGTCCTGTCTTATAAGCATCAGGATCTAATGGTGTCCAAACAAAATTTCTTCCTACAAAAATATCATGATTGGGATCACGATCTCTTAATTCTTTTGCATATTTTTCAGCTTCTTCCGCTGTAGCAAAATTACCACGGTTAATAAAACCACGAACACTCGTTTGAAATTTATGAGTCTTTTGAAATTCTTCTGTTAGTTTTGTTTCATGTTTATCCATAAAAAGTCTATAATCTCCTTCAGAATCTTCTCTTTTTAGGATATTTTCTTCTTCTTTTACAAATTCAACCAAGTCATTCATAATACTTTCTGGATCAATTTTGTATTTAAAGGACAAAAATTGTGTAAAATCAGAATACATAGATAAAGCTTTAGCATATCCCCATTGTTTTACAAACTTTTCAAAAAAGAACATTTCTTTTTGTTTGATGATTTTTTCTGGTGAAACAAAAGAATAACATCCATATAATTGAGAAGGAATCACTGGATCTTCATTTAGCAAATCTACATATTTTGGATTGATTTTTCCATTGGAAGACATTTTTGGTTCAAATACTTTGGTTGCCATGTATTTAGGAAAATAAAAAGGATGACATTTAAGTTCTTTTTTGTAAGAAAACAAAAATACTTTTTATCAAAACTTTTTTGTTTTCTTTATATATAGTTTAAATGCTTGACTTTAATGAATTTGTGAAGCGAGCCATCAAGTATTTGGTAGAAGGTATTATGGTTGCATTTGCCGCCTTTGTTATTCCTAAACAGAAATTGAATATTGAAGAAGTTTGTATCATTGCCATGTCGGCTGCGGCTACTTTCGCTATTTTGGATGTGTTTGTTCCTACTATGGCTAGTAGTGCAAGAGGAGGTGCTGGTTTCGGTATAGGTGCTAATCTTGTGAAATTCCCTGCTGCGATGTATGGTAGGTAGGTAGGGAACCAAGTGTAGGGAACCAAGGTTCCCCTACGACCCCTCCTTTTCAAAAGGATTAAATCTAAGTCTCAAATAATAATAAAAAATTCCAAGGTTTTCGGAATTTTTTATAACAAAACATTAGAACTTACAAATCCCTAAAAGATCGCACTACCTTATTAATCAATCTCCTCAATATGTGGGCCTTGTTCCTCTGATTCATCAGAAGAAGGAGCTGTTCCAGAACTAGAAGAAGAACTAGAACTGGATGAAGGAGCTGATCCACTAGAAATACTTTCCATATACAATGTTTCCATCTCTTTGTATTTTGTTTCGTATACCTCTTTCTTTTCTTTCCGATTAGAAGATAACCAATCTTGCATTTCAGAAATACTAGAAGACAAAGCTTCATATTTCGTAGAATCCATTGTTGATTTTTGATTTTCTAATTCACTTTTCACATGAAATAGATATCCTTCTAATTTATTTACACTTTCTATTTGTTCTTTTACAAGATCATCTTCTTGTTTATATTTTTCAGCTTCTTCTACCATTCTTTCAATATCTTCTTTGCTTAAACGTCCTTTGTCATTGGTAATCGTAATCTTGTTAGATTTACCAGATGACTTTTCAGCAGCAGAAACATTTAAAATTCCATTTGCATCGATATCAAACACTACTTCAATTTGTGGTTGACCTCGTGGCATAGAAGGAATTCCATCTAATTGAAATTTACCTAACAATGTATTATCTTTTGTCAATGCTCGTTCTCCTTCATATACTTGAATTAAAACACCTGGTTGATTATCTGCATACGTTGAAAATGTTTGTGACTTTTTTGCAGGAATGGTTGTATTGCGATTAATTAAATTAGTCATGACACCACCAGCGGTTTCTAAGCCCAGACTTAAAGGACAAACATCTAACAATAATAAATCAGAAATCTTTTCATCTTTAGAACCAGATAAAATAGCACCTTGAACAGCAGCACCATAAGCTACACATTCATCAGGATTGATAGATTTACATAATTCTTTATTATTGAAATATTCACTCAATAGTTGTTGAATTTTAGGAATTCTTGTTGAACCACCCACCAATACAATTTCATCAATTTTATTTTTTGATAATTTAGCATCACGTAGAACTTGTTCTACTGGTGCAATCGTCTTTCGGAATAAAGATTCACATAAATTTTCAAATTTAGCTCTAGTAATACTTGCATTAAAATCTAATCCTTCATGTAAACTATCTAGTTCAATATTGGCAACAGTACCAGAAGATAATGTTCGTTTTGCATTCTCACTTGCTGTTCGTAATCTTCTTATGGCACGCTTATTATCCGAAATATTGATCTTATGTTTTTTTTGAAATTCTTGGACAAAATGACTTACCAAAAGAGTATCAAAATCTTCACCACCTAAATGTGTATCACCTGCTGTTGCTTTCACTTCAAAAATAGAATCATCAATAGATAAAATAGAAACATCAAATGTTCCACCTCCACAATCAAAAATCAAAATATTTTGTTCTTGACCAGACTTTTTCTTATCTAATCCATAAGCAATCGCAGCAGCAGTAGGTTCATTAATAATTCTTAAAATATTCAATCCAGCAATAAGTCCCGCATCTTTCGTAGCTTGACGTTGTGAATCATTAAAATAGGCAGGTACAGTAACTACGGCGTCTTTCACTTCTTCTCCTAGAAACGCTTCTGCGATTTCTTTCATTTTAATTAGAACCATTGCACTTATTTCTTCTGGTGAAAACACCTTTTCTTCATTTTTATACTGAACTTGTATCATTGGTTTATTGTTTTGATTGATTACATTATAGGATAAATGTTTCAAATCGCGTTGTACTTGTGGATCATCAAATTTTTGACCAATCAAACGTTTCGCATCAAAAACAGTATTGGCCCAATTTTGAGAGGCTGATGATTTGGCAGCATCACCAATCAATCGTTCTTCTGCAGTAAAGGACACATAAGAAGGTGTCGTACGATGTCCTTGATCATTTGCTATAATCTCTACATGATCGTTTTGCCATACACCCACGCATGAATAAGTTGTGCCTAAGTCAATACCAATTACGCGTGTCATTGTATATGAAATGTATGAATAATATTTATATTCTTTTCTTCGAACATTGAACTTTTTGATAGAAATATCTTTTTAGAATTGAACTTACTTCATAGACTTTTTAGTTCCACTTTTCGCTTTCGTTCCACTTTTCGCTTTAGTCCGTTTTTTACTTTTTCGTACGCTTCTTATCAAATAATGATCGGGTATAAACTTAAGTGTATAGATAAAATCGTCTTTACCCATTTGACAATGATCTGCACTTACTGCTTGTGGATTAGAAGTGAGCATTTGTAAAGAAGTGATTGTCAAACATCGCTTTTCTGTTTTTGATAAATGAAAGAGACGATGTTTTGATTTATAAGCACTTTTTATCTCGCTTAGAGGTAAAAGACCACCAAAAAAACCAAGAGAACGTAGAGCAAGAAAAGGATTTTTCTTTTTTATATTTTCCAATCTAGGTACTAGGGTAGTATCCACTTTTTTACATTCATATTTAATATTTGAAAAATCTTTCTTTAGTTCTTCCATCTTATCTTTGGTAAATGCTAAACAAAGCATATTCGGTATCCAAAAATAAAAGGAATCTTCTTTTGAATTCATATGTTCTAACAATGGGGTTTCTTCGCCACTTATCCAATCCATGACAGGTATAGGCTCTTTAATTTTCTTCCAATGATACTTTTCAATAGTTGTCGGTAGAATATCTTTGTCATGATACACAATGGAAGGATGAATCAGTTGAGTGTTGGATGATGAACTTGTTGAATGAAAAGGAGATTGTATAAGGGAAGAGTTGGCAGAGAGAATAACAATCATTTCATTTGGATTTGGTCTCCATGTCAGTATAACCATATTAGATGAATAGGCAAAAAAATAAATATAAAAAGTGCCCATCACTGCAAAATGATTAAGAGATGAGATTAGACCACACACAACTGGTTGGAGTAAATATGGACGGGAGATTTCAGTCAATCCTTCATATCTATGGCCTTCCCAAAGTTGCATTTTATGATCATTTTTATTGTCATCTCTATACAGAACCAATGTTTCTTGAGTTAAACACATTGTGAATGTCAACATAGTCCTACTTGTCTTCTGTTCTTCTTGTATATGCCGTTTGCTAAAACTACGATGGGTATCTTCGGAGGGAAAAAAAGTAACAAACGTGACATCTGAACTAGAACCTATAACTATTTCTAATGAATTTGGTTTAAATAAGCATTGACATATTAATAATTCTTCATCCAACTGGATTTCTTGGATCCTCTCTTTGATATCAGTGTCAAAAACAGTTAGAACATTGTCTTCATTGATATAAACTAAATATTTTCCATTTTCAGACAATGCTACACATTCAACCACAACATCAATGATATAACTTTCATTATTATATTCTACAACTATGGACTCATATTCTTGATACACAATGATTGGATGTGTATTTTTAAAGGCTACTGCGAAAGATTTTAGAAAAGGATGAACTAAATAATTAAAATGTTCGATTCGTTTTAGATCAGGGTCCCATATACAGATATAATTATCACCAATGGTAACAAGAACTGTTTCTGTACAATAAAGTAGTCTAACTGGTTCTATTTGTTCGCTCTGTTGTTCCATCACCCGACTTGTTTGATTTTCTAAATCCCAAACACGAATGGGATAAAAACGAACATCATTATATTGATAGGCTACCACTAGAAATGAGTCATTTATAAAACCAAAAGCGGTAATAGAAGGTAATTCAGAAGGATCACCTTCTACAATATGATTCGCTTGCCATTCCATTCTTTTCTATACTATTAGAAAATAAAGTTAAAAGGAGAAAATCTCTAGTTCTCTTAGTTAAACAGTTGGAAAATATTCCCAATCCAGATAATTACATACTTTTTTCCAAATCATATCTTGTTCTAATTGTTTAATACGATCTTTCATCATAGGTATGAATGGCAAGTATTGTTTCTGGTCTAATAAAACACATAATTGACACAAAATATACGTATAATTAAAAAAGTTTGTTCTTGTGATGGGACAAAAGATAGCCCATGGTTGTTGAATTTCTATAAATAGAACACATAATGTTTCAATTAATTCTTCGTCCATAATAGGTGGTTTAATACCCAAAATAGAATTAATATATTGAATATGTTCAAAATATTTATTATACCCCAATATACTTAAAATATTTCGCATTTCGTTATAATTCATTTCTGATATTTTCTTACGTTCTTTAATAATTCGTTGTTTTACTGTTTCTAGAACTTCTTCTGGGATTTTCGTGGTTTCTTTTGCTTGAAATTGAGATAAAATTTCTTTGAAATGATTTAAACGAATATAAGCGGTATATGATACTTCATTTGGCATTTCTTTATTCAATGGTTTCTGATTATCTACAATATGTACCATAAATTTTCCACATTGAATATTATTACAAATTAATATTCCTTCTTCTTCCAAAGGGATAAGTTCCCCTTGATTGCACAAGAGACAAGTATCTGAATCAATTAAATAATCTTGTAGTTGATAAATATCATTTCCGACATTTTTCCAATATTGATGATATATTTGTTTGGATGATTTATATTTTTCATTATTCAAATTAGAACTTTCTTCATTTAATCCTTTAATACGAAAAAATTTATTAATGGTAATAATATCTTTAATATTTTCTCCACTGGATATTTTTTGTTTTTCTTCATAATAATGAAATATATATTTGGAATTGTCTAATAAATATTTTTTCTTTTGATTTTTTAATTGAGATAATTGTTTTTTCATTTCTTTCCATTTATCAATCAGTTCATAATATTCTTCACTATGTTTATTTTCTGTATTCTTAATACGAGAATAGAAAACAGATAGTTCCTCATGTAACTTTGGAATGGTTTCTTTTTCTATAACATGAAAAATATTTACCATATCTTGATGTTTTTCATCTATAGATAAATTTTTATCTTTCTTTTTTTCATTCATTTTTATATAAGAAAAAAGAAAAAAGTTTATATTCATTCCTTTCATTCAATTATATTTTTATTTTTAGCTTTCTACTAGAAAAAAAGAAATAGAGTATTTTTCTTATTCTGATTCTTGATATACTTTATTCTTTCTTTCCTTTTTTCTACATAGAATGTAACTTTGTAAAAAAATATCTTTCAAAAATTAAAATCTTTAGGGATAATATACAGAACCGAAATGGCAGGAGCATTGATGCAAATCGTCGCCTATGGCGCACAAGACTTATTCCTTACTGGAACCCCCGAGATTACTTACTGGAAAGTGTCATATAGACGTCATACCAACTTTGCCATGGAAAGTATTGAACAAACTTTCCAAGGACAAGCTGACTTTGGACGTAGAGTTAGTGCCATTCTATCCAGAAATGGTGATTTGGCTTACCGAACTTATTTACAAGTTACTCTACCTGAAATTAACCAGAGTATGAAGAATACTGGAACATTTGGTGTATATGCTCGTTGGTTGGATTATATTGGTGAGCAATTGGTTGCCTGTGTGGAAGTGGAGATTGGAGGTCAGAGAATTGACCGTCAATATGGTGACTGGATGCATATCTGGAACCAGCTTACTATGACCTCAGAACAACAGAAGGGATACTTCAAGATGATTGGTCATACTACTCAGTTGACTTATATCACAGATCCTTCTTTTGCCAATGTTGCTGGACCTTGTGCTGCTTCTGGAGGACCTTCTCAGGTTTGTGCCCCTAGAAATGCTCTCCCAGAAACTACCCTTTACATTCCTCTTCAATTCTGGTTTACAAAGAACCCTGGTTTGGCTCTTCCTTTGATTGCTCTTCAGTATCACGAGGTGAAGATCAACTTGGATATTCGTCCTCTAGGAGAATGTTTGTGGGCAGTGTCTTCGCTTGATAACTCTACTGGAAGTACGGTCAGTGTTAGTTCCGCTTATCAACAATCATTGGTGGCTGCATCTCTTTACATTGATTATATTTTCTTGGATACCGATGAGAGACGAAAGATGGCACAGAATCCTCACGAGTATTTGATTGAACAACTTCAATTCACTGGTGATGAATCTGTTGGATCTTCTTCTAACAAGATTAAGCTCAACTTCAACCATCCTTGCAAGGAACTTATCTGGGTGGTTCAGCCTGATGCCAACGTTGATTACTGTTCCTCATTGGAGGGTGGTGCTACCTTGTACAAGACCCTTGGTGCTCAGCCCTTTAACTACACAGATGCCATTGATGCTCTTCCAAATGCAATTCATGCTTTCGGTGCACCAGATGCTACTTCTGGAACGAATGCATTTATTGCTACCAATGGTCTTTTCCAGATGCCTGGTTCTGTTGATATTGCTGTCGTGGCCAGCGATACCCCCTCAAACGGTCAAACGAACATTTGGCAATCGTATGGAACCACTAATTCAGATGTTCCATTTTACTCTCAAAACGGCACCCCCACTTCAGCTATCGCATCTGGTGTTTCTGATGCAGGAACCTTTGTTTTGGCTGAGACTGCTTTGGATATGCACTGCTGGGGTGAGAACCCAGTGGTTACTGCCAAACTTCAACTCAATGGACAGGACCGTTTCTCAGAACGTGAAGGATCTTACTTTGATGTTCTCCAGCCCTTCCAGCACCATACTCGTGCTCCTGATACAGGTATTAACGTTTACTCGTTTGCTCTCCGACCTGAGGAACATCAGCCATCTGGATCATGTAACTTCTCACGTATTGATAATGCCGTTCTTCAATTGGTTCTATCCTCTGGTGCGGTTGCAAATACCTCTACCTCTAAGGTCCGGGTATATGCTGTTAACTACAACGTACTGAGAGTTATGTCGGGTATGGCTGGAATTGCATATAGTAACATTTCGTGTATTGTATCTGACATGGAGGATCTTGCGTGGGCATAATGGGCATAAATTAAAATTCACACCAACAAAATATAAAAAAGCAATGATTCAAAAAATGGTATTTTTTTTTATTTTTTTTTATTTTTTCAGAAAAACAAAAATAAGTAAAACCGCACAAAAAATATAAAAACTTCATACTATAAAAATATATTATGAATACCAAAATGACACCAGTACAAAAGATAAACATTCAAGAGAATTGTGGTGAATTGACTTTTCAGGATCAACAATACTTGGTTGATTTTGAAGTTATGAATAGTTCAGAATTGAGAGATAAAATAAGAGTGAAATATGAACTTCCTATAAGTGAAAATTTGTACTATGATGTTCTTTTCTTGTCACAAAAAAATCTTTTATGATAAAAATAAAATAAAAAAATTAACTATTATAATACTTATATGCTCATTTTTCATCCGGAAGTACATTCTTCTGAATATAACAAAAAAATAAACACCTTAAAAGAAAAGGCAAAAAAAGGTGAACTTCTTTTATTACTTGAATGCAAACAATATTCAGGAAACGATTCAAATATATATGGTTTTGAATCATTAGAAATATACTATAAAGAATGTATTTTATGTAGTATTTATCAAATGTCGCATGTACCCTATAAAACATTGAAAGAAGGTGGAACTCATTCTATTTCTGTTTTTTTATTTTTTATGTGTTGTATATATTTTTTTCCAGATCTACGATTGTCTATTGAAAAATTCAAAACAGAATTGTGGTACAATGAATTAGAACATTTTTTAGAACCCTTATCCTTTGATATTCACGATTATGACAATAGTATAGATAATATGAAACAATTTATAAGAACACGTGCAAAGTTACGTGGTGGTTTACCAGCCAATATACCTTATGATTTCATTCGTGATTGTACAATAAAACAGATTGAACAATTATTTCCTTCTGAATCTATAGATTCCATTGTAGAACAAAAAACACTAACTGAAAGAGAATATTATATGGCTGAAAATATTCAAAAAATTATTAATAACAATAGTAAGAAAGACATTCATATATGTATTGGAGCTGGTCATTTGATGCCGGAATTGTCTCCAAATATCATTCATGAATTAGGTCTTGATTCTTTTTTTGTTCATTATCACAAACAAATAAAAGAATTAAGATTATTAGATTATTTAAACGAATATGATTATGAAATACAATTGTTGTAAATATGGATTCTTGGATTTATTTTATTGTAAAAATAAAATAAGAAAAAAATATAAAAAGGTTTCTAGAAAAAATAATTCTTCACAAAAAATTGAATTTTATTATACAAATAAAGTAAAATAAAAAATGGGTGCAACGAATAGTGTGAACGATATACTTTCTGATAATATATATATTTCTTGTTTAGAGAATGACCAAAATGCTGAATTATTATGTACTTTATTAAGAAACCAAGGATATAATGTGATGAACCTGTATCATTTCAATACAGATGTTGATTCTTTAACCAAATCCGTTCAACATGTATTATCCAAAACAATGTGTGTGATGGTATGTATTACAGAAAAAACAGTACGTTCTTTTCATCAAATTATTGAAATGAACAATATACTAGACAGTAGTAAAAAAGTAATCTATCTTATGACGGAAGAAGGTTTTACACCAGACACAAATATAGATCTACAACGATTTATCAAACAGAATACATGGTTTCCTGCTTATGATGAAAGTACAATACATTATACAATATCACAAATAAATGATATCTTACAATAATCAAGTTTCTAGTCCAGATATAATATCTACCAAACCGTATTTTAAAGCCTGAGAAGCATTTAACCATAAATCACGTTTCAATAATTTCTTCAGTTTTTTTTCAGAAAGTTGAGAATGATCTTTATACAACTCAGTAATACGTTCCATTAATTTGGTCAAATTTTGAAACTCATCTTCAATTTCATTCATTTTACCCCATAATTCACTTCTTAACTGATGAATCAACATATAGGCATGAGGTTGAATAAATCGTTTTTTACACATAATACTAATCAATGTTCCAGCCGAAGCAGTAGCCCCTTCAATAATAGAATATACTGGCACGCTACATAATTGTATAGCATCTATAGCGACAAAGGCAGAATATATTAACCCCCCATTGGAATAAATATGTAAATAAATAGGGATGTCATCTAATTTTAGTTTGTAAGAAGTTAATATGGAATATTCTTCGGCTTCTCTCAATAAAACAGTAAATCTACAGATGGTATCTCTTGTAATTTCTGTATAAAAATAAATATGATTATTCTCTCGGTATACCTTATCTGTAATATTTTCAATGATTTCTTCGTTATCTCCACTATTTTTTGCCATTTCTAATAAATAAAAACAAAACACTTTATATCCATTTCTTTTTTTATTTCACCGAAACAAATTTCATTGGACGTCCATTCATATAAACATGTAAATCACCTAATTTGTTCTCTTGTTTCGTTGTAAAACTAGAACGCAAAGTGGTAATCACCCCAAATAATTCAACAGCCATATCCGTTACATTATGAATTTTATCGGGTAAACCAGAGGTTGGTATTTCTTTTGTTCCATAAGAATCAGAATAGACCATTTTAGAACGTAATGTTTTTAATGTGTTTCCAAGAGCTGGTAAACCATTCAGTAGTTTCAAATCATGGCTTTTATTTCTAAATTGAGGACAAATCCAATAGGCTTCAGCATTGGGTCTTTTTTCTCCCAACCACATAAATCCTACATCTTCACCACAATTAGGATTACAAAATGGACGTCCACATATTTTTTTATAAATTGCTTTTGAATTATTTTGTTCTGAATCATGAAAAAAACATCGTCCATAATCTATTATTTTTGCCATATATTTTGATGGGAAGGAGATTATTTCAGAATCAAAATGATAATGATATTCAATATATTTTCCTTTTACAGGTTGATAACATAAGACATTATTGGCATGTAAATCATAATGGGTATATTCATTTTCTAGAGAACTAAGAACCATATATACTTGCAACAAAACACTTGCATAATCATAATCATTATCTATGATTGTATTATATAATGTATCCGCATCTTTCAAATGTTGAATAAGCACCGCCAAATATTTAGATTTATAACAAGCAAAATTATAATCAGAACTATTTCTTATCATAGGCGTTAATGCGTTCTTAAGACGATCCATAGACAATAGATTTGTCCCTTTTGCAATGTCCCATTCGGCTTCTGTTTTATAGTGAAACATTCCATACGTTTCTAAAAAACATGGAAATTGTTTTGCTTTTTTATTGATATATAAACCAACATTGTATTCATACATTAAATTATCAGCACTTGCAGTGGAAGATGATTTAAGAACCGAATGAGCAATATAATTATATTTTTGATAGGTGATTTCTCTTACAAATCCATTATTAGAAGGTGCACCCAAACGTCTTGTTCCATCTTTTGTATAATCAAAAGGAGTAAATCCATGAAAGAACGATTTGATTTTTTCACTTTCTGTACCTAATGCAATACATACTCCAGAATCAGAACAAATAGAACTTAAAAAACGAGCAATACGTTTTCCTCTTGTTCTTCTCATAAATTGTTGAATTTTTCTACCTTTTTTTGTTTTAGAAATTTGTTTCAAATCTTTTTGTTTTAATTCCATTCTTTTTTTATGATTTCGCCAAACATGTTGAATTCGTTTTGCTTCCTTATCAAAAAAATGTTTTGGTTTTTGATCACAATCGTTTTTATCTAAATAATATAATTTGGAATTTAAACGACAAAATTGACGTTTTTTACCTCTTGTATACGCACACGTTGGTTGACGACATTCTGTCCTATTTCGTTTACGACAAGAAGAAAAACAACGTTTTTTTTTTAATTCTGTCATATAATGTTAGTATAGATATTGTTCTTCATAAAAGATATGTCCTAATATGATACACGAGAGAATCTTATTTTTGGAAAGAAAAGGGATATTGTTTGCTAGTAATCCCATGGTATTGATACTTAAACAAGAAAGAAGAGGTGCATTACTTATCATTGGCCAATGACGATGATAATGTTGTGGGATATGAATAAAAGACATATATAATAAAAAGCAATCCGGTGGAAGTTGAGAAAAAATCATCATATTACTAGTACTGTAGAACCAATTTTTGTTTTGTTTACCAAAATCATGTCGGAAATGAGCAATAGACGCAATAAAAAACAGAGTTTGAAATAACCATGGTGCATATTTTTGTAATGGATATCCAATAAAAAAACAAGAAGTATATGTTTGTATTAAATTTTGGAAACGATTCTCTTGATAAGCATGTATAAAATCAGTAATTCCATGTGGATATATAATGTGATGTAAAAGAATAGATCTCATAAAATATACTTTTTCTTATATACTTCCATACACTTTCATATGCTTTTTGTTTTTGAGTTTTCTTTCTCGCCAAATTCTGGGAAAGTAAAATAATTATATCGATTAGCTTCTATTTCTGATAATAAATTGACTTTCATTATTTCTGTTTCTTCCCATACTTTTTCTAGTTCAATATCCATCCAATGATCATGTGATTGATAAAAGAAAGGTGAATGAAAGAACATATCTTGAGGTTCTCTATGTGCAAGAATATGCCGGTTCATATACATCCATTGTAAGGTAGTTTCTAAGGTTTCAAATGTTCCACCATGTTCACGAACTAACCCTTTTGGAATACAAACAATAGTGGGCAATGTATTTTTTAGTAAACGATCCACAAATTCAGTGTAATTCATATTCATGATTTGATTCATTGTAGTAGAAAAGAAGTAATGGAAAAGAAGTAATAACAAGAAAAAAACAAAAAAAACAAAAAATCAATTTTTTTCTTCCAATGAAAAAGTGGAAAGAGAATTCATCATTTCTATTTTTTGTAATGTTTTTTGTAAAGAATCATTTTGATGTAAACCAGAAAATAAATATTCAGTATTTGGACTTAATTCATTTTTTTTAATTTGTTTGTAAATGGTTTCTATTTGATTTATTGTATTTGTAATTAATAATTTATCAGAAATCATTTCTATTTGTGTATTGACATTTTCTGTGATAAGAGAAATAGCAAAATATAAGAGATATTTACGTTTCTTGACAGAAGGAGGACTAAAATGAATACAAAATAATTTTAATAACGAAGACATCAAAGAAAGGAGAAATGGATTTTGTTTTTGTTGAATGGTATAAAATAAAGCATCCCATACAATCCAAATAATTTCTTTTTGATATTTATGCTCTACTGGAATTTTTTCTCTTGTTTGACAAATACATTTTAATTTCCTTTTTTTACAAATAGCATCAAATTCTATAATCCATTCTACCCAATAACAAGCATTCGTCATATTAGGTACATGATTTACTTCTGATATGTGATACATCAATTCATTAATAGCAATTGTAATTTCTTTTGGATCTTCTTTTTGCCAAATGGGATCAAGAAAAGTAGAAGTAGGTGCTTTTAATTTTTCTGATAACAAGGTCATATCAAATTCTTCTTCACGATTTAATTTCATTGGTTCAATACTTGGTTTTTTTGGAGAAAGAGCAAAAATAGATATGATTTCTGCAAAAAGAGTACGAATAGTAGGATGATTACGTAGTTCTATTTCATCATGATAAACTCCTTGAACCATTATATTACGAAATAAAGTAAATCGTTTTTCTAAATATACAGCTAATTTTGGATTGCCTAAATGTATGTATTTTGATAAATAATACAATAAAATTTCCCATAAATCAGTATAATGTCCAGAGCAAATAAATTCTGCACACCAATAACAAGAAGGTTCTACTTTGCCTTGTGAAATAGATAGTAACAATTGTTTTTTAACTTCTGTTTTTTTAAAACCAGAAAACGTCATGGATTTGAAATCCGAATGATTACGTATATCATTTATTTTTGTTGGTTCCATTATATGGTTCGTATGGAAAACATTTTCTTCTTTTGAAAATATTTTCGTTTTCTATTTGCTTTCTAGAAAAAGCAGTACAACAAAATAGTTTCATAAAATATATGACAGAAGAAGCTATTGCAAATAGTTTTTATATAACGTATGCATTTTTAATAACAACAGGAACGATTACTTTTATTGAAGCATTAAGAACAAATGATTTGAAAGTACGAACTGTCATGAATTTAGAAACGTGTATTTCTATTGTTGCCGCCTTTTTTTACGGTTTATTTGTAGTTATGATAGCTGAAAAAGAAAAAAAACCAATTGATTATAAAAAAATAAATCAATTACGATATGCAGATTGGTCCATTACTACTCCATTAATGCTTCTCGTTTTAGTTATCGCATTACTACATAATACAGAAAAAAATGGAGCTATTTGTATTTGGACATTTTTAATTATCCTCGTGTTAAATTATGGTATGTTAGGATTTGGCTATTTAGGTGATATTCAAACATTAGAAAAAACAACCGCTGATATTTTAGGATTTGTTTGTTTTGCAGCATTATTTGGTTTTATATTTATAAAGTTTGTCAAACCTAAATATAATATAGCAAATTATTTCTTATTTTTTAGTTTTGTTTTAGTGTGGGGAGGATATGGAATTGTCTATATGTTTGATGAATTGACAAAAAACGTGGTGTATAATGTGTTGGATTTAATTGCAAAAGCAATCATTGGTATTTTGTTATGGGCTTTTTATACAAATGTATTTCAATTAAAAGAGTAATCTAATTTGTAATCAAACGTGGGACAATATTAATGGTTTGTAATTCTTGTGCCATTAGTTTAAACGCATAAGGAACTTCTACGTATGCGAAATCAGTACGATTATCACATGTATTACAAAAATGAACGGTCATTCCTGGTTTCGTTCGCATGATTCCTTTATCTCCATTATTAAAAGTAGCCATCATACCACATTTCTTACAGACATGAATAGAATATTTATCAGAAACATCATACATTCTTTCTCTACAGAATCGTGACATGCCATGTGCAATCATGACATCTCTTTCCATTTCACCAATTCTGAAACCACCATCACGACTTCTACCTTCTGCTGGTTGTCTTGTGAGATTGACTACTGGTCCAATACTACGACTATGTTCTTTATCATTGACCATATGTTTTAATCGTTGATAAAAGACGGGCCCTACAAAAATATTTGTTTCAATTTGTTTTCCTGTATGTCCATCATATAACACTTCATTTCCATAACTTTCAAAACCACATTTTTGTAATTCTTTTGTAATAGAATATACATCTAAACTTCCAAAACTAGTTCCATCACCAAACATACCCAATTCTAATAATACTTTTCCTAATAATGTTTCTTTCAAATGCGCAATGGTCATTCTAGAAGGAATAGCATGAGGATTTAAAATCAAATCAGGACGTAATCCATCTTTATTAAAGGGCATATCACATTCTGGTAGTATATTGCCTACTGTACCTTTTTGTCCATGTCTACTAGAAAACTTATCCCCAATCACTGGTTTACGTAATATTCGGACACGTGTTTTTGCGAAATTACATCCTTCTCCATTTCTACCCATATAATTTTTATCAATATAGGTTTCTTCTGTAGTACGAAAACTTTTACTTTGATCTTCATATTTGATTGTTTTAGAAGGATCATTACGATTTTCTTTGATAGGAACGACTTTTGCAATAATAATATCTCGGTTTTCTACTTCTGTATTTTCTGGTATGAATCCTTGTAAATTTAATTTTCCATAATTACCATGTTTGATTCCTTTTGTTTTGGTTGGATCAGGATTGCAACGAATGATTTCATCTCTAATAATATTTTTATCTTCATCTTTTTCTGTATGATAAATGGTCGCTAGAAATAAACCACGATCTAATGCGGCTTGATTGATCAGTACACTATCTTCTTGATTGTAGCCAGAATAAGACATAATAGCTACATGAATTTGACAACCAGAAGGAATCCGATTTAATTGTAAGAATTCCATCATTCTTGTATCTACTAATGGACGACTTGGATAATTCAATGTATAGGTAGTTTTATCCATACGTTTATCATAATTCATGGCACTTATACCAATCGCTTGTTTAGCCATAGCGCAGTTACTACTTAAGAATCCATTCGTGGAAATAAAACTATGGTTTTCTGATTCAACTTCTATATCCGAAATGAATCCATCTGGGCATTTTGAGATAGTTGAAATAGAAAGAAATTCAACCTCGTCATTTAACTTTAACCTTCCAATTTTTATATCAGAATTTTGTATCATTTGATCTACTGTAGCCCATCCTATGTTTGTCATAAATTTATGGTCACCAGTTGCTGTTATTTGTTTACCACTTTCTGTTGTAATTTTATAAATCGGATATTCATTTTGACGTACAAATTGATTTAAAACTTTTGTCTGTGATTGTACGAACGTTTCTGGATCAAAAGTAATGACACTCTCTCCTATTTTCACTTCACCTATTTTTTTTTTGGATCCATCTGCCATATAAACTAATTCATTTGGATCTAAACATTGGTATGTGTTTCTAGGTGCTTGATTACAATCTGGAAAAGGAACACAAGATGCTAAAATACCTAATAATGTACACGGATGAATTTCACAATAGTCATAACGGAAATGATGCTTCTTTTCATTAAAAGCTGGATTTAAATGATGCATATATTTTGTTTTACTTTTCATGGCAATCATGGCATGATTTTGTTCTTCAGGATCAATATATTCAATGACCGATTCTTCTAATTTCACATCTGTCAATAAATCATTCCAACTCAATTCTTTTGTTTTTAATAAGGAAACAATTTCTGATGTGAGTAATACCAGATTATCTTTGACCCGTAAAATTGGTCTTGTCATTCTTCCACCATCGTTACATAATCGTATTTCCATTCGTTGATAATCAAATACAATAGACGTATAAATATTAATGATTCCTTTTTGTTTTTTGTCTTTTAAATTAGCGTATAATTCCAAAGGATCTTTTGCAATTCCAACCCAAGCTCCATTGATAAATACTTTCACTTGATCATATAATTCTGTTGGAGATGACACCTTTTCTAATGCCAAGATAAAAGGTTCTACATATTCATATAAGGCTTGACTATGAATAGGAATCGTCATATGTGTCATAAAAGATATGTTTTTTACCACACCAATAGACTGCCCTTCTGGCGTCTCAACTGGACAATTATGTGTAACGAAAGAGGAAGCCACAAACGAATGATTATTACTTCGTGTTGTAAAATCATAGACCATTTCTGTCTCAATTTCGGCTATAGATAATATAGGAACACTTATACAACCATTATTTAGTTTGTTCTCTTTCGTAAATTCTTCAAATGTGATATCAGTCGTGGGATTCAATTCTTTTATTTTTGAATATTCAATGATAGGAGCAGATGTTTTACGTTTTTCTTCCGCAACATCCATTTCTTTTAATAAAACATCCATAATATTAACCGCATGACGAATAATAATCTTATCACCCTTTTTCAAATCTTCCAAATTCTTCCATTGAGGTTTACCGTTATTGTTGATAAGAAAGGGGTGATTTGCAGTCGCTTTTATTTTTCTTCCACTAATGGTAGTGATTTCATATAATTTATCAGGCATTTTTTGAAAGAAGGAATGTATATCAGAGGGTTCATCCAATAAAGTTTCTGGATTGACCGTATTGACTCTATCTCCATCCTTCATATCCTTCATCTTTTTTATAGTCATTCTATCGGACATTAATACTTCTGTATCACCAGTCAAGCACAAGAAGCCCCATGTTGTATTATGTAATTTTCTAGGTGCAATAAGTTCACCTGTTTTTTCCAATGGTGTATTAACACGTCTTAAATGGGATAAGGTTCCCAAATAGGTCAAACGATTTAATACTTGTGCTACACCAACTTTACTACTACTATTGGACTGTTTCACACTAAAATCACCAGTAGAAAGAGCACGATTTAATCCATTTTCAATAGTAGTAGGTTTAAAGATTTTATAGATATTCGTCATGTTGATAATGTTTTCATAATCTTCGGATGACTTCCATGGCCCAGAATTAATTTCACGTATGATTTGTTTTTCGACATCTTTTACAAAACGAATATAATGATTACGGAATAAGTTATTTAATAGTGTACCACTTAATTCGATTCGTTTATTTAAATAAGAATCACGATCATCTGGTAAATTCCATCCCAAGGCAGTTCTTATCAAACGATTTGCCATAAATCCCAATAAATATAATTTTTGTGGTACTGTTTTACAATGGGGAAAGATATCGTTTTGGAAAATCTCTTTCGTATAATCTAATTTCTTCATTTGATTGGGACCTGTTTGATAAGGATTATAAGCCACCATACTCATGACACGTTCTAATGCATCTTCTTGTATTTTCTCTTTTTCATTCATAAACGGTTTTGCATCTTCAATAGAAGCTTCTAAGTAACGTAACATTTCTTTTTGTTTTTCTTCTTCCACATGTAAAAGAATATATTCACAAATAAGTTTATCAGATAAAATACCCATAGCACGAAATAGAACAAACAACTCAATATATCGTTTTTGTTTCAAACGTGGAATCACTACATAAATACCATGTCCATATAAATTGGTTTTGGTAGATACTAATAATTCTATTTGTTTTGGACTGATACATTTATGATCAGGAACAGACTTAAATTCAGCCACCCAATCCCATTTGGGTGTATTTTTTCCATTAAATACATAAATACGATTTTCAGCAGCTCTTTCTTGACATAAGACGGTCTTTTCTGAACCTTTGATGATAAAATAACCACCACAATCCATTGGACATTCACCCGTCTGTAAATTTAAACCATGTTTATATTGAGATAAAATACATATAGATGACTTTAACATGACTGGCATCGTACATAGTTTCACTTTAGGAATCACTTTTTCAATCATTTTTTCTTGATTTTGATCATCACGAATACAATATTGAATATGAACATCAATAGTAGCATTAGATGCATATGTAAAATTACGTAATCGTGCTTCTTGTGGTAACATCATTTTCGTTGCACCATTGTTTTCATATATTTGTGGAGGATGAAATCGTAAATTCGTTAAATGTAATCGTATCATTAATCCATATTTATTTGTTTCCAAATTATAATCATTTTCAGATTTTATAACAATAGGATTAAACATTTCAATCGTTCGTTGCATTTGAAAATTGACAAAATGATTGTAGGATTCTAATTGATGTCGTGTTAAACGATCTAATGGTTTTCCTTCAAAATAAGAAGACAATACATCAAATAATTCTTCTTCTTTTATATTATCTAATAGACTCTTTTCATCTCCAACAACTTCTTGTTCTTGTTCTTGTTCTTGTTCCATCACTTTTTTCAAGAGAAGATATTCTCTATTCATGGATTCAGACATCGTAGTCGTTGTCATAGAAATAGTCATTCGTTTTGAAAAGAGTATTAGAGTAAATATAAAATCAATTTTTTATATTATTTTTTTTCAAAGTCTGAAAAAAAATAGTTTTTTTTGAAAAAAAAAAGTTTTTACATTTCATGGTATGCTACACTTATTTTGGTCAATAATTGAATATATTTTACACAATGTTCTAAATTAATCGAATCCATATTACGCAACGGATCTCTTAAAGAAGAGTCAATAAAATTCATTATGTCTCTACCATTTGTCATATTAGATAAATCTGCACTATAATCTTTTTCTAAAAAGTAATGTAATTCTCCCTTTTCAATTTGATCTTTATATGGAATACAAATATAAGTATACCATACTTTTAACAAAATGGTAGGATTTGCAGTTTTTGCTGTTATAAAATAACTTTGAGCAGTCACAATTTCTTTTTTATCAGGGAATATACGAATAATATCATCTAGAAAATCAAAAAATTGTTTATTAAATCCTTTTAATAAAAGAGATTTTGTTGACATTTTCTATTGTTAATAAAAAGTGTATATTTATATATTTTTTCAGTGGAACATCTTTTTTCTTTTACGAAAATGTATTTCTTGGAATCTCATGAAAAGGAGATGTATCTGCAACTGGCATTTCATCATTACGTATTTTTTGTAAATTCTCAATGGTCACATTTTCTGATAATTTATTAGGACGATATGTATCAGGAGGTGTTTGGATAGTAAAAGAATCCTCATTTACAGAAACATAATGATGTAATTGTCTATTACTACTATTACCTTTTGCACTTAAATCATCTGGGGTTGCATTAAAAAAAGTATATTGTTCTGATACAATATCTTTACTTCCTAATGCCATACCAATAGGTTCTCCCTGACCTTTCGTAGCAGTCACTTGACGTTCTGTGACTTCATTTTCATAATGAGCCATAATAGCATCCCCTAATAAAACATTATAATTCTTTTGTACTAAAAGTAAAGCTGGTACACTATGAACATTGGGAGGCAATAATATTTGTGTACCATTTTCTAAAATAACATACGTTTGACCTGTTTTTGGATTGACTTTTCTTTGATCTACACAAATACAATTTAGTTTTTTAACAATATCATATTTAACTAAATGCAGTAATATATTTTTAGAATGTTTGCAATAATTACTATAATATAATATATCCATGATTATGAAAAGAATACACGTATTTTTTTATATGATTTGTTTTTGAAAATCATATAATGAATTGTTTTTGAAAATCATATAATGAATTGTTTTTGAAAATCATATAATGAATTGTATTATTGAAAATAAAAATTATTGTGGAACTGGCATTTGTTGAAGATCCATAAACCCATCTAGTTTAGAATTCACACACATAGAATATAACAATCGTGTGATAATATACATCAAGAAAGAAGCGAAAATGGTATATACGGCTGCGAAAATAACGCCAAACGTAATTTTACCTTTGTACATGACCAACCCAGTGACCGTGACCAAGAAAATCAACACAAAAGCCACATAATATAAAACGGAAAACGCATAAAACAACATACAGTAACTTTTATCTAAAGGTCCGAACAAATAGTTTTCTAAAGACATTTTTATATATTAATCAAGAGAAAAAAATGAAAATCACATTTACGCTAAAGAATCATCCATCTGTTGTAAAAGAATTTTATTCTTCTGATTCTGATTCTGATTCTGATTCGGACAACTTTACGATGGATCAATTACTTTCTTTCATAAACTGGTGTAATGATTGGATCACTGAATACAAGAAAAGTATATCTGAGAATTCTACTTAAATATATTTTTTATGTTTATAAAATACGAAAAAAAAAGAAAATGTTACAAAATACACCTTTACGTTTTGAAGATATTCAAGTATATGGAAAAGAATGTGTACAAGACACAAGAAAAGCATATTGGTGATTTACTAAATATGCCTTTTCTAGGTGGATGGTGGAATGGCAGTCCTCATAATAATGACAATGATTTACAAAGAATGAACATGATAGGTACAGTCTATACGGGTAGTATTTTACATTATTATATACAAGATAGACCACACAACGAAACTATTCCAAATATTCCACGTCTTATAAAATCTGTAGAAATGTATGAAGAAAAACATAAAAATTCTTTTTTAACTATTTATAACGAAGTACAAGAGAAGAATATCCTTTGTGTTCATTTACGTAGTGGTGATAAAGAAGTTTTATTGTCAAAAAATTCCTTTGTACACATATGTTACTCATGTGGAATGACTCAATTATTGAACCATCTTATGAAATGCATTCGAAACAAGAAATTCAATATTTTGATAATATGAAAACATTGATAGAAACGGTCCCTGACGTATTGTTGCATGAAGAAAAAATCGCCGAAACGCAAAAAAAATTTATTCACTTTATTGAAATGTCAAAGAAAATAAACAACGGAGAGTTTTTGATTTGTGATCAAACATTTTATGATGAACAAGCAGATTATTGTCAAATTCTTTAATCCTTCCGTATTAGGACTCGTAAAAATATCATGCCTTTATTTTATAAAGTGCGGTATTATGTAAGAAATCTTTTTTTATTTATTTTCTACGATGTCGTTTGGTTTTTCTTGAACCACCTTTGGGTTTATTAAGATTCATATAATATGGACTTGGTAATGGTTGTGTTTTTCGACTGAAGAATCCTTTTTTGGGTTGACGTTTTTTATTTTCCTCTCGGTCATCATTCAGTATAGAACGCGTAAGGGATGGACCATCATAATATTCATTATAATATTGTGTTTCCAACTCTTTTAATTGAGCTGGTGTATATTTTGTATATTTGTTAAACTTATGGTAAGGGTACTTTTGACCAGTCAATATTTTCTCGATACTAGAAGGCGAACGAGATTTGGAAGACATGTATATATAAAGAATTATATTTTCTTGATTTGTCTAAATATTTAGTTAAAAAGGAATATGAAAAACAAAAGGATTAGAAAGACATAAAAAGAAAAAAGAATGAAAAAAAATGTATGTTTTATTCATTCTACTTATTTGGACTTTTGGAAAGATGAAATATTAGAAAGTATTCTTGTTTATCTCATAGAAAGCAAAACAATAGATATTTTGGAATTCGTTTTTATTAATAATATTGGAATTGCATTAGATGTAAAAAAATTCGAATCGTTTCACTCAAAAATCATTGTCCAGAATTTTGATATGAATTCAGATTTGTTCGAGTTGTGTACTATTCGTACATTACATAGTTTTTGTAAAATAAATTCCGATTACAACATTCTTTATTTACATACAAAAGGCGTGTCTCACTCCAAAGATAGTTGTTTTATACCAGGTATACAATCTTGGGTTCGATTTATGTTATATTGTCTAGTGGAAAAACATAAACATTGTGTAAATATATTGAAAAATTATGATACGGTCGGATGCAACTATCGACCAACAGAAGTAAATCCAGCACATTTTTCTGGAAATTTTTGGTGGGCTACAAGTGAACATATACGTACTCTTTCCGTTCACCATTTAAAAGACAAATACGATGCAGAATTCTGGTTAATTACGAAAAACACAAAATATTATAATGTACTCACCATCGATTATATGTATGAAACATCACACTCATTGTTAGATTATCAATTCTTGGTGGATCATACTCTTCAAAACCGTATTTTATATTGTAAATTTGGTTCTCCAGGTATAGGTTTATGTAATCAATTATATTCTTTAGTGAATTGTATGGTGACAGCAAAATGTATGGAAGGAAATACAGTCATTATTGTAGACGATTTTCTTACCGACATTGATACGAATATATATTGTCCAGTAGATGATGTGTTAGATTTGGAAAAAATCAATGATTTTGCTCGACCCAATGGTATCGTTCTGATAAGTAAAAGAAAATGTATATTTCAAATTGAAAAAGTCACATTTGGTATTTTTTCACGAAACGTGTGTGATATCACAGATGCAATAAAACAGAATTTTTTTAAAGACAATACTTTACATATTCCTTCTCAAACAAATTTAAATAGTTTGTGTAGTGCAGACCCGGTACCTGGTGTTTATAAAGAACTAATCATCGAATATAGTATCAATGGTCATTTGTTCAAAAGACAAATAAATGAAAGCAAAATACAAAAGGGTTTATTAATCGATTTCAAAGATTTTTTCAATATAGAATGGTTAAGTGCTACTAGTATTCAACAGGCAAAAGGAGAAAAAGATACCTTTAATTTATTCCTTCGAAACATTCGTTTTTTAAAGAAATACGAAGACCACGTTACAACTTTTTTGTCAACCATCGTACAAACAAAAAAAGTAAACTTGATTCATTTACGATTAGAAAAAGATGGGATTGATTTTTGGAGTATGATTAATTACATGTCACCCAATGAATTTAAAAAAAAGTTGGAATTAAAATATATTGATTTGATACAAAAATATATTGACCGCGATTCCATTACTTTTTTATTATCTATGAATACACAAAATGCAATCACGGACTATATGAAGCAATATAATTATTCTTATTTTTTTATGAACAAACATATTTTAAAAGGACGTGAATTAAATGCGATTCTCGATTATTTGTTATCTTTTCATTGTACTGGTGTGTTTATAGGAAACGTAAATCCTTATACGTTCCATGGTTCCACTTTCAGTTATGCGATTTTGAATCAATTGAAAGATCAGAAAATTAAAAAAATATGTATTGATTCAGACCATATTGACGACCCCGTCTATGTATTGTAATTTATAATGGTTGTTTCGAAAGAACCATTCCATTTTCATCTAGTTTGATCAAACATAAAGATTCTTTTTTTTGTTCGTTTTCAATCGTTCGTTTTTGTGGTGCTCTATGTTCAAAACCTTCTTTTCTTTCTTTTTCCACGATTTGCCAAGCTTCTTCAATAATTGGAATACATGCTTCAAACCAAATCGCATTTCTTTCCACTATAGTACATGAAAATTCATCCAGATACCAATAGGTCGTTTCATATAAGATATATTCTTTATATTCGGATTGTATCGATTCCAACCAAGAAGATTCGCTCTCCATATCAAGGGGCATATGAATAAATATCGATGCTTTATCATCTCTTGAAATAAAATATAAAGTTAATCCTTTATGTTCAATTGAACTTTCTAAGTATTCTTCTCTACTTGAAAATTCTTTAAATCGTGTTTCCACAAAATCACAATAAACCATATTTGTAATTTCTAATTGTGTTTGCATTTGTATCCAATATTCAGGGGATGGGATTCCAGATAATGGTAATATTCCGATGTTAAACGAAATACATTGGAATAAACACGATCTTTTAGAATATTTACGTATTTCTCTTGACGACCCTATGTTATTAACCAATCAAATACAATCCGGTACCATTTTGTTAATAAAAAATAGTATAAATATGCAAATTATGAATGAATGGTATACTATTGCAAATCATTATCATTTGATTGATGATTCACCTAGTATTCTTCCTAATTCGGTAATGTTTAGAGAACACCGACATGATCAATCTATTTTTAGTCTTCTTATTAAAAAACATCAAGTATTAAGTAAAACCACATTAGAAAAAGCAATTCATATTATAAGAAATCGTTCTGGTATCTCTCAATTATAAGTTTGAAGAAATTATTCTACAATGGTTTTTGTACAAATAGAATACATGAGACGATTTTGTAAATAAAAAACAAAATATAAGATAATTCCCAAAAACGTTCTTATATAGTAAACATTACCTTTGTTTGTATAAATACCATGTATAAATAAGACCATACCTATAATAATAAAAATAAATCCAACAATAGACAAGATAAGAAACAATTCACAATAATATTCTTTTTGTAAAGGACTAAATAAATATTGATGAATATCTCTTAAATTCATATGTTCTTTTTTTTGCTATATACAAGAGAAATATATTAAATATGGAAAGTGTATATAGCCTAATTGAAAATGGAAACCGAAAGTTCTGTATGGTCAATGATTGACACTTATTTTCAAGACAATCCAAATGCTTTAGTGAGACATCATTTAGATTCTTTCAATGATTTTTTTCATTATGGAATACAACAGATTTTTCGTGAAACCAATCCATTAAAATTAGAAGTCAAATATAACCCAGAGAAAAAAGATTTTATGTCTAAATGTCATTTTTATTTTGGTGGAATGGATGGAAAGCAAATTTATATTGGAAAACCTACTATTTACGATGAAAATAATGCACATTATATGTATCCAAATGAATGTAGATTACGTAATATGACGTATGGAATGTCTATTCATTATGATATAGATATTCAATTTCATTATATTGCAAATTATACTTTAGTATTTAAAGACGGTGTTTTTTTGAAAGAATTAGAAACGACTATACAAGAAACATCCAAAACTTTACAATTTAAATTAGAAAAAATATACTTGGGTACGTTTCCTATAATGTTACAATCGGATTTTTGTATATTATCTGGTATGTCAAGAGATATCCGATATCATTTGGGAGAATGTAAGAATGATTATGGTGGTTATTTTATTATTGATGGAAAAGAAAAAACCATTATTAGTCAAGAAACATTTGGTGATAATATTTTACATTTTTATCATCATTTTGAAGACATATCTATTTTAACGACAGAAGAACAAGATGATGATGCTGAAAAAGAAAAAGCGAGAGAAAAGAATGAAAACTATTCTTATGGAGTAGATATTCGTTCCATTTCTGAAAACGTTTCAAAACCCATGCGTAATTTATCTATTAAATTAAGAGTATCTAA